ATAATTATGGCAAGTGAAATAAAAGTAGATAATATTAAAGATCAATGCGGGACAGCCGTTATTACTAAATGTGGTGCAACACATACAGTAACTGCGGAAGTTTATAAAGCAGACACGATTCAAGATACAAGTGGAAATGCTTATCTTGCAAAATGTGGTACGACTGTAACTCTAGGTGGTTGTGGTCAAACAATAGAATTAGCAGCAGGTGCAAGTCAAACAGGATTTGGTAGAACAGGAACAGTTAACTGGGATACCACAGCTAAAACAGCTTCATTCACAGCGGTTTCAGGAAATGGTTATTTTGTTAATACTACTTCTGGAGCTATAACAGTTACACTTCCAGCAACCCCAAGTTCGGGAGATATTGTAGCTATAGCGGATTATGCTGGAACAGCTTTGACAAATACTATTACAATAGCAAGAAATGGTTCAAATATAAATGGTGGTACAAATGATTTAACGATAACAAAAAACAATTCCGCAATTACTTTAGTTTATGTAGATGCAACACAAGGTTGGAAAGGAACTGAAACTTTAAACTTAAATGATATTGCATCACAACCTGCATTTATAGTGGCAACAGGAGGAACAATCACTTGTTGTGGTGACTACAAAATTCATACTTTTACCTCACCTGGTACTTTTTGTGTTTCTTGTGCAGGTAATTCTCTTGGATCAGAGACAGTAGATTATCTAGTTGTCGCTGGTGGCGGTGGTGGAGGATTAGGAACAGCTAATTTAGGTGGTGGTGGCGGAGGTGGAGCAGGAGGATATAGAGAATCCTCTGGAACAGCATCAGGTTGTTATACTGTAAGTCCACTAGGTTCATGTGTTTCCGCTTTACCAGTCACAATACAAGGTTATCCAGTAGTTATTGGCGGTGGTGGAGCTGGATCTAGCTGTGAACCTCAAAGAGGAACATCGGGTTCAAATTCAACATTTAGCAGTATTACATCAAGTGGTGGTGGCGGAGGAGGCTCTGCTTCTAGTACTTCTTGTAGAGAACAAGAAGGTGGTAATGGAGGATCTGGAGGAGGTGCTGGTAGTGATGATCCTGCTGGTGCTGCTGCTGGATCAGGTAATACACCTCCTGTTAGTCCGCCACAAGGACAACCAGGATCAGGTCCTAATGTAAGTGGAGGATATGGCACTGGCGGAGGTGGTGCTACTCAAGCAGGTTCTCAACCCCCAAATACAACAGGTGGTGGAGGACCTGGTGGTAATGGTGCTACAAGTTCAATTAATGCAACCCCAACAGCAAGAGCAGGTGGAGGTGGTGGAGGATTATACCACACAGGACCTGGGTGTGCTGGTACAGGTGGTACAGGTGGTGGTGGTAATGGTGGAAAAGGAGATGTAGGATCTGCAGGAACAGTAAACACTGGCGGTGGTGGCGGTGGTGGTGGAAGAACAGGACCTGGTATACCAAAAGCTGGTGGAGCTGGCGGTAGCGGAATTGTTATAATAAGGTATAAATATCAATAGGTAAATTATGAGTGAAATAAAAGTAAATAAAATAACACCAAAACAAAATTGTACTCAAGTTACTTTGGGAGATAGTGGTGATACTTTTGTTATTCCTAGTGGTGTAACAATCACGAACAATGGAACTCAAACAGGTTTTGGTCGTACAGGTACAGTGGATTGGGATACGACTGCGAAGACAGCTTCATTCACAGCGGTTTCAGGAAATGGTTATTTTGTTAATACTACAAGTGGTGCAATTACTGTAACTTTACCAGCAGGTTCAGCTGGATCAATTGTTTCATTAAAAGATTATGCAAATACTTGGAATACAAATAATGTAACTTTAACACCTAATGGAACAGACAAAATTAATGGTGAAAATGGAAGTGCAACATTAAACACACAAGATCAATCAGTAACTTTAGTTTATGTAGATTCAACAAAAGGTTGGAGAGCAGTACAAGATTCAACATCAGATGTAACTGGTGGAACTTTTATTTGTGCTACAGGTGGAACAATAACTTGTTGCGGAAATTATAAAATTCATACCTTTACAGGACCTGGTACTTTTTGTGTATCAAGTTTATCGAGTGATCCAGCTAATAACGAAGTAAGTTATTTAGTGGTTGCTGGTGGTGGCGGTGGCGGAACAATAAGAGGTGGCGGTGGTGGAGCTGGTGGTTTTAGAGAGTCAAAATCAGGTGTTGATTGTTATTCAGCATCACCTTTAGAGGGAGCAACACCTATTACAGTCACAGCATCACCTTATCCAATTTCAGTAGGTGGAGGTGGTTCTGGTAACACTTCTCCAAATAATTTACCAACTACACAAGCAACAGCAGGTGCGCCTTCTACTTTTTCAACAATTACTTCTGCTGGTGGTGGTTTTGGTGGAAATAATACACCTAATCCTCACATAAACGGTGCAAATGGTGGTTCAGGTGGTGGTGCAGGCGGTCAATCTGCTGCAACTGGTGGAACAGGAAACTCTCCTCCCACTAGTCCACCTCAAGGAAATAATGGTGGAAATGATACAAGACCAGGTCCTTCAGGAGAAGGTGGAGCAGGCGGTGGTGGTGCTACAGCAGTCGGTGTAAATTCAGTAAATGCAGATGCAGGATGTGGTGGAGCAGGTGCAACAACTTCAATTTCAGCTAGTCCTGTAGCATATGCTGGCGGCGGTGGTGGTGGAACAACAAGTCCATTAGGTGCGTGTGCTGGAGCAGGAGGAACTGGTGGTGGCGGTGCTGGTGGAGATGCTAATTCTTTTAACGGAACAAACGGAACAACTAACACAGGTGGTGGTGGTGGGGGTACTGGACAAACAGGATCACCAAATACATCTGGAAACGGTGGCTCTGGTATAGTAATTATAAGGTATAAATTCCAGTAGTTGAATGAACAAAATTTATAATATATAATAGGAGATAATTATGGCACACTTTGCAAAACTAGGAGCGAACGGAAAAGTCATTCAAGTATTAACCTTGAATAATTCTGATATGCTCAATGCTGATGGAGTTGAGGACGAAGCAGTAGGTCAACAATATTTAGAAAGACATAATAATTGGCCTGCACAAATGTGGATTCAAACTTCATACAATACAACAGGTAATCAACATAAAAACGGTGGAACTCCATTTAGAGGAAACTACGCAGGTATAGGTTATACTTGGGATGAAGATGATCAAATCTTTTGGCCTAAAAAACCTTACGCATCTTGGGTAAAACATATTGCAACTGCATCTTGGAAATCTCCAATCGGTGATGCACCTGCTTTAACTGAAGAACAAACTTCACAAAACGAGGCTAATACTCATAGATGGTCTTACGTTTGGAATGAAGAAGGACAATCTTGGGATTTGACAAATAGTCTAGCTTAATATACTAGTCATGTTGGTGGCATGCAAAAAAGAATCTTAACAGAACAAGCTTTATATTACGGTGATGTTTCAATGCCTAAAGGTTTTGAAATAGATCGAGATAAATTATCAGGCGATATTTTACAATCAACATTTACAGATTCAGAGTTTCCATTTTCAAGAACTTGGGACATGTTGAATACGTATATGCGTGAGCATATAAATTTAGAATATGGTTTTCAATTAGTGAATAAAAGAACTTGGGGTGATATGTATAAACCCAATCAACAGACAATTCCTTTACTCAATATTGATCCAGTCGATTTAAGAAATTCACCAGATTACACTTTACTCTATGGTGTAAAAACTAATAACTGTTTTGTGAGAATTTATTATGATGATAATAGAAGAAAAGGAAGAAGTTGGGACATACAATTAAAAGATAATATGTTTATTATGTTTCCATCAACAAATATGTATTATCTAAACAACAGACAGAAAGATAGTTTGAATTTTGTTCAAACAATAACTTATGAATATATCTAATTATTACTGGTATTTTACTTCAGCAATACCACCAAAACTATGTGATGACATAATTAAATATGGATTATCACATTCTGAATCTTTAGCTAGAACTGGTGGTTATGGGGATAGAGAACTTACTAAAGATGAAATTAGAGATATGAAAAGAAAAAGAAATTCAGATTTAGTATGGCTCAATGATCCATGGATATATAAAGA